AGGAGTCAACCGTAACCCAATCTGAGGTTGCAGATGAGACACCAGTTGAAGGCGCAGATAAGGATATTACTCCAGCAATGGATAGCTATCTAAGCGCACTTAATCGCTGGACATAATATTAATATTCAACTATTTTTTAAGTTAGAAAAATGTTTAATGCACAAGCTCTAACAGAAAAGTGGTCGCCTGTTCTAAGTCATGAAGGTGCTGGCACTATCAAAGACAATTATAGAAAGGCAGTTACTGCTGTACTGTTAGAAAATACAGAAAAAACTCTACGCGAAGAGCGTGGAATGATCAACGAAGCATCCAACACAGTTGGTGCTATCGGTGCTGACGGACTATCAGGTTCAGGTCTTACTACTAAGACTGGTGGACTTGCTGGTTTCGACCCAGTAATGATCAGCCTCATACGTCGTGCTATGCCAAACTTGGTAGCATATGACATATGTGGAGTTCAACCAATGAGTGGTCCAACAGGACTTATCTTCGCGATGAAGGCTCATTACCAAGAGAATGGTTCAGCACTACGTGCGGGTCCAGAAGCTCTATTCCACGAAGCAGATTCAAGCTTCTCTGCTTCATCTGCTGGTCCAGGTGTTTACAACCAGACCAACGCAGCAGGTGGTTCCGATACACATCCTCGTGGTGACAACGGTGCTACAGATGCTAACCCAGGACTTCTTAACGATGCTACTGGTGGTGGTACAACAACTGGTAACTACGAACGTGGTGAAACAGGTATTGCCAGAGAAGACGCTGAAACTCTAGGATCAGGTTCAACCTTATTCAACGAGATGAGCTTCAGTATAGAGAAGACTTCTGTTACTGCAAAGACTCGTGCTTTGAAAGCAGAATACACTCTAGAACTTGCACAGGACTTGAAAGCAATTCACGGTCTTGATGCAGAGCAAGAACTTGCTAACCTATTGTCTAGTGAGATACTTGCAGAAATCAACCGTGAGGTTGTTCGTACAGTATATACTGTTGCAAAACAGGGTGCTCAGAACAACGTTGCCAACGCTGGTGTATTCGACCTAGACGTTGACTCAAACGGAAGATGGTCAGTTGAGAAATTCAAGGGACTTATGTTCCAGATCGAAAGAGATGCTAACGCTATCGCGCAGCAGACTCGTAGAGGAAAGGGTAACTTCATCATCACATCTGCTGATGTTGCTTCTGCTCTTGCCATGTCTGGTACACTTGACTACTCTTCAGGTCTTCAAGGATCTGGTGGACCTTCCATCGGTGAAGTTGATGACACTGGAAACCTTTTAGTAGGTACAATGAACGGACGCATTAAGGTTTACGTTGATCCTTATTCAGCAAACGTTTCTAACACCCACTACTATGTTGCAGGTTATAAGGGATCTTCACCATATGACGCAGGATTATTCTATTGCCCATATGTTCCCCTCCAAATGCTCAGATCTGTGGATCCAGCAACCTTCCAACCTAAGATTGGATTTAAGACTCGCTACGGCATGGTCGCAAACCCATTCGTTACTCAGGACGGAACAGGAACTGGAACACCAGATGCAGAGGCATTGACCCACAACAAGAACCAGTATTACAGAAGGGTTCGCGTTGCAAACCTTATGTGATCTACTTTTAGGTTACTGTTTAAACATAAGGGGGGTCGCAAGACCCCTCTTTTTTTATCTTGACATTAAATAGAGGTACATGCTATTATAGATTATGAATGGTCGCCTAGATAAAGTCCATATGACTAGTAGAGTGAATCATATGATAAATGGACTACATAATAAACATTGGTATCCAGAATGGAGTCCAAAGGAAAGAGAAGCGGCTAAGAGAATCCTAATAAATGTATTGGAGGTTCTCGATGAGTATCACTCATAGGAGGACAATGACTGAAGAAAAAATTAAAAGTTTGTGTTATACAAAAGAAGAAGTCGATGCAATGATTGATGCTGCTGTAGCAGAAGCAAGAGCTATTGATGAAGCATCAATGGCAGAGCATAATTTCAAAGCAACTATCATTAGTATGATCCTTGGATTCACTTGCCTTGCATTATTTCTTGACGGTACATTAAGATTATTGGGGATTATACCACCTTTTATGGATATAGATATAAGTATAATTGATAAGGTTGCTGATAAGGTAGAGACAGAAGTTATGCCAATCATTCAAGACGCAGCACAGAAGGCACAGAGGTATATACCAAGAAGATAAACGATGATACATAGTATAGAGAATATAATATTTCTTATCACTTGGTTTGGATTGATCACGTTTGCGATCATGTTGATGTCTAATGGTTGGAGAATAATGGAAAGTAATTCTGACGAAGAAAAGTTTAAAAACATTCACCCTGAACTTGAGGGTTTAAAAGAAGGTGATGAATTGTTAGTAGTAAACTTTAATCAAATACCAGATCCAAGAGTACCAAAAGCAATAGATCCAAGATTTAAATTGGATTCACCAGAGTTACATAACCTTGGAGATCCCTTACATAATTCATTGAGAGATCGTATTGAAACATTAAGAGATGAAGAGGATGATAACGATGACGATGATGGGGGAGCACCAGTACTAGCATAACATGGATACAAATTTAATTATTACAATTGGAATATCAACAGCAGTTGCTATAGGAGTATCTGTGGGAACTTATTATGTGTTACAAAATAATGCAGATAAGGCAGCAGCATGTAGTGTAAGACAGTATGAAAAATTGCAAAGAAGAATAGATAAGTTAAGAACTGAATTAGAAAAACCAGTTGTCACAATAAATAGTAAGTAGCTTGGGAAGTTGATATGCCTGTAGGTGGAGCAGAATGGTATAAAGAGCAACCAAAGAATAGGAACTTCTTGAATCCTATTGGTTTTCTTTTAAAATTAGAAAAATTTGCTGGAACAGATTTCTTCTGTCAGGCAGCAAATATTCCTGATATTACAATGCCTACAACTGAATATGCAACAAGATTTCGTAACCTACCAATTATACCTGGAGGTGGCGTATCTTTTGGTGACTTCAATGTTACCTTTATTATTGATGAGGACATGAAGAATTATTATTCTATTCATAAATGGATGAGACAGAATGGTAGAGCAGATGATGATGCAGATACTCCAGAGCAAGAAGAGTATAGTAACGCTCAACTACAGGTAGTGACTTCACAATATCAACCAGCATTTGTAATAGACTTTAGAAATATATTTCCTATTGCTTTGACCAATATGCAATTTGATGCTAGAATGACTGATATAGAATACATGACTGCTGAAGTAACATTCAAACATCAACAATTCTTTATACGTGATAAATCAATGCAAGCTTTATGAACTTTGAAACTCTTCGTAATAAATTTGAGAAATTAAGAGAAGAATGGAAAGAAGATAGTCATATAGATTTTCAATTTAAGAATAAACAGTACAGTGCTGACCTAGCTCAAGTGGCACTTGACATTCCTTTTATCCATAATAAATACTTAAACCACTATACCGATATATCTCAGATTAAAACCTCACTTGAATTTGAAATTCGTAAACTTGTAAAAGAGAAGCGTGAGTACTATGGAGGAGAGGCTGACGCAAAGGTATATGCCGAAAAACCATTTGGCAATAGTATCAAGACATCTGAAAAGATGAAAGTATATCTAGAGAGTGATCAAGAGATCATCAATCTAGAAGCGAAAATTAAATTCCTTGATCAGATGCTTTACTGGTTAGATCAAGTAATGAAACAAATTTCTAATAGAGGTTTCCAAGTCAAGAGTGCTATTGAGTGGGAGAAATTTATTAATGGACAGTAATGACACACCTCTTAGTCAAAAAGAAGAATGAAGTCTACATCACTATTCATTCTAAAGAGGAGCATGTCCATAAGGAACTAGCAGATTACTTCACTTTTGAAGTACCTGAAGCAAAGTATTTAAAAAAGAATCCCAGATACAAATATTGGGATGGAACTATTCGTTTATATTCTCCTGGTACTGGAGCACTCTATCATGGTTTAACAAACCACTTACACTCGTGGGCGTATGAGAGGCAGTATCAAATAGAGTATGAGAAAGATGAGTGGTATGGCGATGTCCATGAGAATAATGATTTAGTATCTCCACAAGGTGTTAAACACTTTATGGATAAGGTATGCAATATAAAACCTCGCATCTACCAATACAAGGCAGTCTACGAGGCTATAAAAAATAATCGTAAGTTGTTACTTTCTCCTACGGGGTCTGGGAAGTCTCTTATGATCTACTCCATAGTCAGATACTACACTGCCACCGCAAAGAAGATACTTATAATCGTCCCAACTACATCCCTTGTTGAGCAGATGGTCGATGATTTCATTTCTTATGGCTGGAACGCGGATGCTCATGTTCATAAAATATATGGTGGAAAAGATAAGAATACTGATAAGCCCGTTATAATATCTACTTGGCAATCTATTTACAAATTCCCTAAAAGATACTTCGATGATATAGACTGTGTTATAGGTGATGAAGCTCACCTGTTTAAGTCTAAGTCATTGACAGGAATAATGACGAAACTTCACAATGCGAAATATAGATTCGGTTTTACTGGTACACTAGATGGTAGTAAAACTCACAAGTGGGTATTGGAAGGACTTTTTGGTTCTTGTGATAGGGTAACAAAGACTGATGATTTAATCAAGTCTGGCTACCTATCAAATTTTAGAATCAAGATATTACTATGCGATCATGAACCCCAGATGTTTGAATCTTTTCATGATGAGATAGATTATTTGGTTAATCATACATCCAGAAATAATCTAATTAAAAATCTGGTAAAGGATTTAGATGGTAATACCCTAGTGCTATTTAACTATGTAGAGAAACACGGTGAACCACTTTTTGAATTAATAAATAATTCTGTAACATCTCCGCGGAAAACATTCTTTGTACACGGAGGAGTTGATGTGGAGGACCGAGAGGAAGTCCGTAAAATAACAGAGGAAGAAGACAATGCCGTTATTGTTGCGTCGTATGGGACTTTTAGTACTGGTATTAATATTAAGCGATTACATAACATCGTCTTCGCGTCGCCGTCCAAGTCCAGAATACGAAATCTTCAGTCAATAGGTAGAGTACTAAGGAAAGGAGAAGGTAAAGATATGGCAACACTCTATGATATCGCTGATGATATCGGGGGTCAGAATTATACTCTAAAGCATCTCAATGAAAGAGTTAACATCTATAATGACGAGAATTTTAAATATGAGGTTGTACGAATTAGTTTAAGAAATGGATAAAAAAGATCTTACTGTAGCTGAAGAAGAGTTCATTGGAACTCTCAAGCTTATATCATCTGAAGAAATAATATCTACTGTATGTTATCTCCCTGATGAAGATAAGGTTCTTTTACAAAGCCCATTACAAGTAGAAACTGCTCGTACTAGAAAAGGTAACTTAGAAGTTGCAGGGTTCTCCCTCAAGGAATGGGTTGCTGCTTCTTTTGATGACATGTATATTATTAATAGAAATCATATTATTACTGTTACAGAAACAGATGATACTATTAAAACTTTTTATAAACAAACCTTACAACGTATAGCATCAGGTAAAGGAGCTCAACATGGTCAAAAACTTTCGCGTTCTTCAGGTTACTTAGGTTCCATCAAGGAAACCAAAATGAACTTAGAAAATATCTATAAAAAAAGCTAAGCTAGATCTTCCCTTCAACCCTTGACAGAGTTAGTCTACTGCGTTTGTGGACATGTGTCAAGCCCCCTTTACAAAATTGGTTTCGAGTGCTATACTTTGTACAGGTTTAAATTCACACATGGCTGTAAAAATGGCAAGAAAGAAAACCGAGTACTACGTCAATAACAAGGAGTTTCTTGCAAACGTTATACAGTTGCGAGATTATTTTCTGGAAGGAAAAAACTTAGGTCACGAGACTCATATAGAATCTATTAGACATTTTAGATTTCATAAGGATCGCAGGACTTCGGTACAATTTAAAAGATGTTATGAATACTTGGGTAGTTGTTTCTCAAAGATCGCTACACACCTATCATATAAACCAAACTTTGTAAACTATATGTTTAGGGATGATATGATATCTGATGGTATTGAAAATTGTATTCAATATATTTTAAATTTTGATCCTGAGAAATCTAAGAATCCATTTGCTTATTTTACTCAAATAATATATTATGCTTTCTTGAGACGTATTCAAAAAGAAAAGAAGCAACTAGAAATTAAAAATAAAATTCTAGAGAAGTCAGGATTTGATGAAGTTATGCACACTGATAGACATTCTGGTAATATGTCAGGTATGAATGCTTCACATTCTGATATGGGTAGTATTAAAGAAAACATTGAAACTAAAATGAACCGATGATTGAAGATGATTTGCCTGAACATATAAATGATCTTTGGGAGGATATGGATCGTCTCAATGCATTATATGAAGAACTCATGTGGGAACATGATGTTGAATTAGAATTTAAAGCAGACTATGAAAACAATCGTATTATTATAAAACCTTATGAATGTCCTTGAAGTACAACTTGCAGTAGTCAAAAAACTGAGAGAGTTGTATCCTAATAATAAAGCAGTATATACTATCAATACTAAATGGATAAACTTTTAAATCTATTAAAAGAAAAAGCATATCGTAAAGGAGAGTTCAAGTTATCATCTGGCAAGACCAGTGAACACTATGTTAATTGTAAACCTGTTATCTTATCTGGTGAGGGATTACAGTTAACATCAGCGGCTCTTCTTAAGGTTATTAAGACTAAGGTAGTAGGAGGTTTAACTCTTGGTGCTGATCCTTTAGTATGTGGTTGTGCAGTTCTAGGTGGTCTTGATGCTATGATAGTACGTAAGGAACCTAAAGGACATGGGACTTCTGCATGGGTAGAAGGACCACCACATCCAGTGGACACTGAAATAACTGTCCTAGAGGATGTAATTACTACAGGAGGATCTGCTATACTGGCAGTGAATAAATTGAGAGATGCTGGTTATTATGTTAAGGAAGTAGTTACTATTATTGATAGGAAGGAGCATGATCCTTTTACTTTTTTGGATAATGAATTGGAGTTGATTAGTTTGTACACACTAAATCAGTTAGTATGAAGATAGCAGTAATTACCGATCAACATTTAGATGGACGTAAGGGCTCTCTTCCGTTCTGGAATTTCTTCCAAAAATTTTATGATGAAATATTTTTCCCAACTCTTGAGCGAGAGGGTATCACCACTGTCTTTGATTTGGGTGACACATTTGATAATAGAAAGTCTTTGGACTTT